CATACGGATGCAAGCAATAAAGCAAATCCACCTATTATAAGAGCTACAAGAAGCCATGTGATAGCTTCGCCTATCTGCCGTCTCATTTGTTGTTGCTTATAAACAGTCTCTTGTCTTTGTTTTCTTATCTGACCTTCCATTGCAAGGAGCTCCTCATAAGCTCCAGGCCCGTGGGTCATGTTTAGAAATGTCTTGAGTTCGTACCTTTGTTCCTCAAGTTTCTTCTTGGCTGCATAAGCAGAGAGAGCTGCTTCCTCAATAGATCCAGCCTTAAACAATTTGCCAAACAGGGGAGGATTTTTGGCTTGCTTTTCTGCATTATCCACATCTGAAACAGCTCCCATCCAACGGCCGATGTCCCCAGACATCTGTTCAATATCGCGACCAACCGCAAATCCAGACTTGATTGCATCAAAAGCTTTAGACGCGACTCCCATCGCGAGTGAAATAGTAACTGGGTCCATAAAAACATTATAGCACGTTTTTAAAAAAAAATGAAAGTCAAGACTATTAAAACAAAAAATAATTTTATATGATGTTTAATTCAGAGGAGAAATACATGTCAAATTTACCAAACAGAAGACCGTGTGTTACCACGGACGTAGGAGAAGGTTTAGCTGTGACCGTCTCTTTTCATCCAGAAACAGCTACACCAGTAGAAGTTTTTTTATCAGGGAGAGGTAAGAAAGCATCTGATGGGCCTATGACAGACGCTTTGTACAATATGGGCGTTGAAGCATCTAAATTAATGCAAAATAAAGATAATCAACCCGCAACAGAGTGATCTTTGGCTTTTCTCAAAGTCATTTCAGCATCTACGAGCTCTTTTACTCTCTTTTGTTCTTCGGAAACATACTGAGAGTAGATGAACCGTAGTTGTCCACCCAAAGTTCTGCCTTCCTTAGCTGCAATTTTCTTAATTTCTAAATAAACATCTTTAGGAACTAAAATGCTTTTCCATTTTTCTGTATCCATATCGCATAAATCCTTCTCTTTTACGCGATTATATGCGAGATTATGTAATTACGTCAATATGTTATTTCGATTCGCCCCAAGATGGGCCTATTTCTACGTCAACTTTGCTAGGAACACCTAATTTGACGGCATTTTCCATAGCATGGACGATCGAATCAACCTGATCATCGTTAGAAACGGAGACAGCTACCTCATCATGTATTTGAATTAATGGAGTTATCCCCAGCTTGTGGATATCTACCATAGCTTGCTTGGTCATATCGGCGGCTGAGGCCTGAATAAGACGGTTTAAGGCCTTATATGTGTAGGCTCGCTTCAATCTGGTCGTTGGGCCGTGTTCATTGAGCGCATCTTTATAGGGCAAGGCCTTATTCATCGCGAAGGTATCGGGCTCCCAAAGATCGAATCGGCACTTTCTACCCAATATAGAGCGGATAGAGCCTGAGCTTTGTCGTGAATTAAGCTTATTCATCACGCCATGCATGAGCATTTTAACAAAAGGGACGCGGTCATGGTACTGGTTCACGAGCTTTTTGGCTTCATCCACGGGTATATCGAGCTGATCTGACAGTTTATTGACCCCCATGCCGTACATCATGCCTAAATTTATAGTCTTGGCTTGCTTACGAGGTATGTTTGCCATGTCGGCTACCATGGTATGGAAGTCCATATCAGGATCATTTTGGTATCCATCGACAAATTCTTGTACACCTTTCATGTCATGGCCTTGGGATTTGCCGTAAGCATGGGCATAATGGACCAAGATTCGTGGTTCCTGTTGCGAGAAATCTATACTAGCCCACTGTTCATTCTGTTCAGGTAGAAACAGGGAGCGAATCATAGGACCTAGCTCAGGATCACGGGCGGGTATCTGCTGTAGATTTGGATTATTCATGCTGATTCGGCCTGACACGGTACCACCATCGTCAGATCTGATCTGATTTATATGTGAATGTATGCGCCCATCGTGAGCTGTATGCTTCATAATTGTGTTAATAAAGGTGCCGTGTGTCTTGTTAAGCCCTCGTGTCCTTAGTATCATCTTAGGTAATTCGTGAGGATGATCGGATAGAAAGGATTTAGTAAATGACGGGGCGCCCTTTTCAGTCTTTGGATAGTTTATACCGACTGTATCAAAGGCTTTGGCGAGCGACTGAGCCGCCCATACTTCTACATTCATGCCCGTCATATGCTTGATCTTAGCGAGCACAGCCTTTTCTTCCTTGAGCAGAAAGTCTCTGGTCCGCTCGACACGGTCCTGATCAACGCGAACACCTTTCCAAGTCATATCTATGAGTACGGGCAGAACATCGAGCTCAAGGTTGACGATACTCCAGAGATCTTCCTTGGCAATCAGGTTCTTGAAATGGTTCCATAACTCCAATGTGAGCTCGGCATCCACTTCGGCGTAAGGCCCGACATGCATACTTGGCAGTTTCCAGAGCTCGGCCTTGGGATCAACACCGAAATCTCTAGCAGCTTCAGTCAGGTTCTTCTCACTTTTTGTTTTTGAAAGATAGTCAAAGGACAAAGCATTCAAGCTGTAGCTGAAGCGGTTCTCATCTAACAAGGACGCTATGACCATAGTATCAATGATACGACCATTGACGGTAAATCCCATGCGCCTGAGCCAACCCGCATCGTATTGAGCGTTGTGCATGATCTTTTCTGCGGGTGATTCGCAAACCTTTTTCATCCAGTTATTGACTATGCGCTCATCTATATTACCGCCTCCGCCGTGACGAATAGGTATATAACCTTTCCAACCGTCCACGGCTACGGCATATCCGACAACTTCGCCGTCTCCAGTAGGCCATCCAGGTCCTTTGGTCTTTAGATTTGGATCTTTTGTTTCGACATCTATGGCTATTGTCTTGGCATCGAAAATATTTGGTAATTCGTGTGGTGGAACCCATTCTGATTTAGGCGTGAACATCGCCATCTGAAGTGTCATATTGTACCTCTATTAGTTTGTTAAGGTACCATTGAGCCTTTTTAAGATCTTGGATACCGTTTTTGTGTCTGTATCGTGTCAAGTATTTTAGTATGTTTCCTTCTAAATAATATTTAAATCCTTCTGCTGTCATAGATTCTATCATGTCTATGGTTTCTATTGAGCTGTTTGTGTAATGCTCAGGATGGTTAACCATATCTTTCATCTCTTCCTCCCTTAATCTTTTCTTCATATATTCTATGTGTCTCATATCGCGTAGCTCCTATTGCTGTCTTCTGACTCTACAATAAACAAATTCTCTTTGGCCCGTGTGACGGCCACATAGAATACTCTATGCAGATCATCATTGCCTCCGCTCATCGCATCGTCAGCTGACGGAGATAAATCTGTAAATACAACTACGTTTTCTGATTCGCCACCTTTGGAACCGTGGATCGTGGATATTGTAATACGAGGCTCTGCATTAAACTTCTCTCCTCTTCTAAGCATAGCCGTGATATACACCCGTGATTCTTCTGGTAGTCTATCAAGAGCCTCTCTCCAAATCAACTCATCTCCTATGGCAAGGCCCCATTTATCCTGTAATTCTTTCATGTTAAATACATTACTGTCATCAGCTCCGCTCATTGTCTTGAAGCCACGCTTGACGCGTTTGCCCGTAGACATAAAGCTATAGATATCTTTTACAGTTTCTAATGTAATGCTTTTGCCTTTTCTCATCTGCTCCCAACCGTTAACAGCTGAAGATATCTTGGCAGAGATAGATCGATTACCTTTATGTGTGTATAGATAACCTGATGAACGTAGCATCTCGACAACGGGATTTAGTATGTAACCCGCCTGAGCTAGGATAAGCCACTGGCCAGATGATACATCTATATCTTCAAGACGGCTGATATGATGGACGTTGCCATCTTCGTTCTTGGGTTCATACTTCTTTGGATATCGACTGCTTATTCTTGATACTATTGTTTCGGCGGTACGATGTATGAGCCGTGGGACGCGGTACGATTGCGATAGAGTTTCGCTTGAGCCGTCCAATGTAATGAATTGTTCTACGTCAGCACCCGCCCATCTATATATGGCTTGGTCATCATCGCCAGCTGCATACATCTTCTTTGCGTTCTTATCAAGTATGTGAGCTATGTCCCATTGCAATGGACTAAGATCTTGAGCTTCATCTAAGAATACAAGATCAAACTTGGGACAGCACACGTCAGCTTCATCAATAAAACATTGTAGCATGTCAGTAAAGTCGTAGAGCTCGTGCTCATGTTTGTATTCTTTGTAACACTTGGCTACATAATTGACGGTGTTCCAATCAAAAAACATATCGGTCTTATTGTACTGCTCGCGCAGAGGTGTTTTACATAAGCGGGCTAGGTTTATCAGACTAAGTATAGGATGATCAGTTGCCTGTTTGTCTACAATATCATCATCAAGAGACGTGCCTGACACTAAAGGTATAGATATTATGTCACTAAGCTCTCTGTAATGCTGTTTGTCCATAACCTGTTCGGTACGGATGCCACTCATAGACAAGGCCAGACTGTGTAAGGTACGGAAGTAAAAAAGATCTTTGTCAGGATCTAAATGAAAACGAGCTGATGCACGTTCTTTAGCTTCAGTCGCGGCTTTTCTGGTAAAGGCAAGGAATGCAATACTGTTAGCAGACACGCCACTTTCAAGAGCATTGTCTAGCATGTTAAGTAATGTGGTAGTTTTACCTGTACCTGGGGGACCAAAGATTCTAAACATTAGTGCGCTGTATCGGTTCCGACTGTTTCATGCCAATCAACTATGGGATACACAAACATGGGAGTGCCTTCGCCTACCCATGCACCGACTACATTGTAATCCATCCACTCAACAGCTTCATCATATGTCATGCCGTCTCGCTCCACAAATATTTGACAACACTTTTCGTAGTCATAAACGAGTATATCATTTTGTCCACAGCGTGATCCTACACCTATGATAGCTTTGTCCAAGCCGTCAGCCTTTAACATTGGTACGTCTTCCATGATTGGTTTATCTGCCATTAGAACGGTGTCTCCTCTTTCTTGCCCATGTTGGGCGGGTTGAGTTCCATATCTGCATTTTCAAAAGCGGGTATTGCCCAACATCTTACAGATCTGTTTTGTATCTTTAAAACAGTACTGGACCCGTTAATATCTCGCAAGCGTTGGGCAATTTTGTGAGACTTATATTCAAAGAATTTATTTTTTTTAAGAAAATTCTCAAAGTCTCGTAATCTAAAATAGGTTAAATTGTCTTCTTCACACGTCCATGGTCGGCGCAGTAGTATCTCTTCCTTGGCTTGAGCCTGTTGTAAGTGCCTACAAAACTCGTCAAGGTAATCATAGAACTGTCCTGACGTGCTTGCATCTTCAGCTACTTCTATAATTGCTGCTTCGTTTTCTTTCATCTCGTTTAACAAATGACTAATCCTAGCCTCCCAGATAGGCTTACCCACTGTGCGAGGCATAAAGTTCAGCTGTTCCATACATGCCTTTTGAAACGTGGGCTGTGAGAGGAGAGCGTCTGTGTCAAGCTCCAATGGCTCCGCGTTTACATCCATGAACCAGACGGGCGGTGTTGAGTTATACTTTCTCAGGTTTGCTATGGTAGCTCCTTGTACGGCTGATCCAACACCATGCTTTCTTGTTCTACATAAATCTTTGTTACAGTGTGCATTGATAGGTGCATCGCTACATTTGTAAGCATAATCCTTGCGCTTGGCTTGATTGGCTACAATGTTTACTTCTGATAAAGGTAGAGGGGGCTCAAAATACATCATGTTGTAGGTCAGTATTTCTGTTTCCCAACTATCAGGATACGCTTTGCGAAGATACACGGCTATATTAAACAGACCGTTGTTGCGCCCACCTTCGGATATCTTGCTTGCACAAAGTGTTTGGAGGCAAGGTGGGCCGTCTTTGATTGGTGTATCTGTTTTGTCTTCTACCTGTAGGGCCATGACCTGTTCTAAGGTCTGCTTGTGAGCCTCATACAGAGCTATAAATTCTTCGAGGGTCGCAGAGGTGCCATCATCCTTAATACCGTACCGTAGGCCCGCCTCAGCGTCATAATAAGGTAGGTTTAGAAAGTTACCTACATCGCCACGTTCTAGCTGTAGCTTAATTTGTTTTGGAAAGATCTCGCTTTGTCCGTATCCAAGGGCGGCAGAGATATGCTGAAGCGTCTGTTGCATCTCCTTAGCTTCAATCCATTCACTAGTGAACAGAAAACAATGAGCTCCACCACTCTTGGAACGACAAACCACAAGAGGCAATTTCATTCGCCTAATCTTTTCGACTAAAGTCTTGTGATCTAGCGGGTATTGGTCGATGTCTATGCATCCCCACTTGCAGTTATTGTCTGCATTGATGGGTATGATACCTAGAGAATCGCCTTTACCGCTTAGATGACCTAGCCAATGATCCTTGGTCCGAGTTTCGCGTATTAATGCGGCTCTACCTGACTTCTTACCATTGGCTTGGGTTTTGTCTATCTTATAGGTTCCAAAGGCTTCTTCTAGGCCATCAAAGATAGCACTAAAAGATTGCCACGCCATTAGAACGGTATGTCTTTGTCAGAAACGTCATTGTCAACAGGAGCAGACGAAGTCCCACCTTCCTGTTCATGCTTAACATTAACATCGCCTTTTTCGACAGATAAGGCAAACATCTTAGCTTCATCGTAATGAGCTCGTTCAGTTACCTGACCTTCCAACTTCATTTCCCAATTATACCAAGAGTAACCGCTTTTCTCCTCTAAATAAGTCCAAAGATGATAGACATGAGCGAATCTTGGTGGGCTGAAAACATGACCATCTGGACCCGTCATCTTTCTGCCCGATATAATTGAGTTCCACTTCTTGCTTTTCTTTAAAGAAGTAGACTTCATTGCAATCATACCAACGTCAGTTGATCCATCCTTATTCAATACAAGAACAAAATGCTGATGCGTATCTTCTATGTACTGACCAGAACCATCTGTAAGATATTCTTTATTATCTTCCTTTGATCGTTCTGTTGTTGGACAATCTTCCTTGCTAGTATAAATAGCAATCGGAGCGGTATTATCATCGCCTTGTGGAGACCATTGAATAAAACGTCTTTGGTATGCACAAGGTATAACTTTAACACCTTCTTCCCCGTTGTAGATATTATTTGTTACTGTATTAATAATATCTCCTTCACTAGAACCCTTATGCAGAGCTCTAATCTGTTTTGTCAAATTAGTTTTCAAGAATGGTATACTTAAACTTTCCTGATCAACTTCTTTGTTACCTATGCCTGCATCTGTTGCAAACATTGACATGTCAATTACGTTAGCATCCTGAGCGACAACGTCAGAATCCTGTTTTTTTGCTGGTGTATTAGCCATCTTATTTCCCCTTTACGATTTTAGCTTTTTTACCTATGAAGGCACCAAACAGATCACTTGGAAATTCACTTCCATTTTCTGTCATTTCTTTTACAAAAGACTTCAAAGTCATCGGATGAACCGCTTCTTTTTTGTCAACCTGAAATCCTCTATCCAGAGCAGATTGATAAAAATCTTTTGCTAAATTATCCTCACCCATGCCAAAGTTAGCCGAGATGGTATTCTTTACAATATCACCATACCCGTTCTCTCTTAGCCATTGATGTGCTTGAGGTCTGTCATCAGCTCGGATTGTACCGCCATATGTAGGTACAACCTTTACTTCTGATCCGTCACTTAAAGTAAAACTTTCCATGTTAATCTCCTCCATAGCGGCAGGAAGATCCTGATCAGTAAGCTCAAGCAACTGCTTCTTAGATGACTTAAGTTCCTCTTCAAGAAATTGAACTTTGTTTTCCATTTGGATTATTTTACTAGCTAAATCAGATACATTTGATAACCGTCCTGTATCTGTACTTTCTACACCAGCGCGCTGATTTATAGCGTCCTGTTGCATTTCTTTGAATAAACCGTCTTCCATGTTATTCCTTTCGTGGTTCGTGGTTAAAGACTTTTTTATAGTCTTGCATTAATATAATAAATCGCATAGGATTACATACATGTCAAGCACGGAGATAAAATAAATGTATATTTTTAAAACAGAGCCCTTCAAACATCAGAAAGAAGTATTAGACGATAGTTGGCAAAGACCGTATTACGGGCTGTTTATGGAGATGGGCTTAGGTAAATCTAAAGTAGCGATAGATACTGTTGGTAAACTTAAATTAAAAAATGAAATTGATTCGGTAATGATTGTAGCACCCAAAGGTGTTTATGATAACTGGGTCAAACAAGAGATACCGAATCACTTACCAGATGAGTTTGAAAGGTTCGTGGTTCGTTGGCAACCAAGCAACAGCAAGGCTTTCCAAGATAGTATGCAAAAGCTTGTGTTTGAAACTATGGCGGGCATAAAGTTTTTTGTCATTAATGTTGAGGCCTTCAGCTCAGATCGTGGCAAGAAGGCGGCGTATTATTTTTTGAAGAAGAACCCTGACAACATGATG